GAGTTCTCGGCGACCAGTTCACGGACCAGGCCCAGCATGACATCCGGGATGGTCAGGCCGACTCCGGTCAGGGCGCGTTTTTCGGTCATCGCGGCGCGGACTTCGCCCAGGAAGCCGCGGACCTGTTCGTTGTTCAGGAACGCTTCCCGCTCCTGCTGATTGAACTTGGAAATACGGGTGTTCATAATAACGTTACCTCCTCTGTTTTCTTCCGCAGCGGAATCCGCGGCGGGTGCTCCGGTTTCGGCCGGAGGCTCGGTGTTCTGCTGGGCCTCTTCGGTCTCCAGCTCGCTTTCCAGGTTGCTGATCTCTTCGGTCAGCTGATCCGCCGCGGTCTGGGTCTCGGTCCGCTCAGATTCAAAAGCGGTGATTTCCTCCTCAACCGCGCTGCGCTGTTCGTCGGTCTCGACCTCCGAAATGGCCTGCTCGAGCTCGGCTTCACGCGTGGCGAATCCCGCCAGCTTGTCGTTCAGCGCGCCCAGGGCCTTCTTCTTCAGGTCGATCTGCCTGCGCAGCATCAGTACCTTCAAAGCCATGTCAGTTTTCCTCCTTGTGGATTCTCGCCCTTGCGGACTGCTTCCAGTCTTCCAGGCGGTTTTTGCTCAGTTCCCGGAACTGTTCCTCCCGGGCTGAGATGTTGGTGCTCTGGTACGCGGGGAACGTGCAGCACGTCACCTCATGCAGATCCACTTCGGTCAGCGTCCAGTGGATGGAACCATCGTCGCGGAATTCGGTTTCCTCGCTGATGATATCGAATCCGAAGCTGCACTGGTCCACATCGCCGCGCTTGACGCGCTCGTACAGGTTCATGGCATCCTGATCGTTCGGATTGATCGTGATGTCGCCCCACAGTCCGTGCTCGTCAACGCGCAGTTCAAGCGTGTGGGCCTTCGTGCGGCCGAGGACCAAAGTGGTGTCGTGATTGGTGAGCGCCCGGATGTCTCCGCCCAGGCTATTGTCGAAGGCGTGCCGGTCAACGCTCTCGGTTGCCCCGGGCCAGATCTCGTACACGCCGTCAAACACAGCAAAATATCCCTCGATGTGCAGGCCGTTTTCCTCTTCGCGGGTATTGAACTTCGTCGTTACAGCCCGCACCTGCCGGTCCTTGTTCCGTGTAATCATTTTGCTTTCTTCTCCTTTCCGGTCCGCTGCGTTTTCGCAGCGCCCGCCGTCTTCCGCTGCGGTTTCGCAGCGGGCTTTTCCGGCGCCTTCTCGGCTTCCGCTGGCTCCGGCATTTTTCCATCCCTCGCCGGGCAGTCCATGGCGCCGTCCGTCAGTACGATCCGGCCTTCCATCAGGCACATTTTCTGATGGGCACACACCGTTCCGCTGACCTTGCACCGGATCGGATCCTCCGCCCGTCCGATGACCGCCTGATCGCATCTGTAAGCCATTCCAGTATTCCTCCTGTTTATTCTTCCGGCTCCGTATGCTCGACTGTTCCGCAGAATTGCCGGATGAAACTGTCCCGCAGCTGCTTCCGGCATATTTCACACGCCCAGCCGATATAGTCGCCGGCCGCAATCATATACAGATCTCTGTCATGCCCGCCGCACAATCCGCACGTTCCATGTGCCTGCGGATTTTTTCGGGCTCCGCGCCTCTCACTCATTCTGGACCAGCTTCTTCTGTTTCCCGGAATCCTCATACGGGATGTAATTCTCGAGCACCTTGTACTCTTTCAGCCCGGCCGGTGGCATATGCATCCGGTCGCGCCACTCGTCGCCGCAGACGTATCCGCGGTCCGCGCCGGCCAGCAGGATCTGGCTCACGCTGCCCAGGTCGTAATCCATCAGGCTCCAGAAGTTCAGCTGCAGGTACCACTTCGGGCTCACAATCAGCGCCCTTGTCATCTCCTGCTGGATTCCCATCGCGACCGCCCGGACCTTTGTCTGGATGAAGTTGTTCCACTCGTCCCGGTTGAAGGCCCCGACGCCCAGCAGGAACGCCGGCACGCCGATCACCATCGCGAGGGTCTTTTTATCCAGCTCCACGGTATCCCTGAGCGCCAGATCCTGCAGGGACAGCGGCCGGACCTCCGTCACGTCGAACGCCTCGCTTGGAATCATCCAGGGCGCCCCCGGCGTGCTCGGCTGCACATAATCCCGCAGCAGCTTCGCCCGGCCTTCCGGGCTGGCAAACTCTTCCGTCAGCCCGTCCACCTTCACGATGATCGACGGCTTCCACTCGCTGCTCATGAATGCGTTCTCTGTCTTCTGGGCCTGCCGGATGTTGTCGGCGACGTCCTTCAGCACCACCGTCAGCCCGCGGCCCTTCCAGAGGTACTGCGGATCCGGGTTGTATGTGAAATGCATCAGCTCCGCCGGGTCGTGCGGCTTGCCGTCGATCATCACGGAATATTCCCTGTAGCTCCCGTTTTTCGGCATGAACCGGACGCGCTGCGCGCCGATCGGCTCCAGGTCGTCCAGGATGCCGTTCCTGGTGTGCGGCACCACGACGCTGTTCCCGTTTCCGTACAGCAGCAGGTTCATGGCCACCGCCGTCATCCATTCCATCCGCGTCATATTCGCGCACGGCTCGATGTCGATCTTCCGGCTCAGCTCGTTCACGATCCGCTCGTCGCCGTTTTCGGTATTGCTCATCAGGTATATCGTCATGCTCCCGATCAGCTCCGCGATCTTCAGGCAGGCCGTCATGATCTCCGGGTTGTCGCACAGCCGCGTATACCCGGCGCACTTGATATCCCCGCCGTTCAGCCACAGCGCGATCCCGGACGCCGTTTTCAGGTCGATATTCTCCCGTTTCTGCGGACGGTCCGCCGAAAACGCCTCGGCAAAGTTCACCTTTCCGCTGCTTCCGCCGAACCATCCGCGCAGCTGATCCAATCTGCCCATCTCCGTCATCCTCCGTTTTTCCGCCGGTCATCCGCCGGCCGGGTCCGAACCGAACCAGCTGCTGGCCTTCCCGCTTTTTTCCAGGCACTCCAGCATCCGGACCGCGGCAAACACGCTCGCGTCGAAAATATCGATGCGCCGGTTTTCCTCAATCTTCTGGTACTGGATCAGGTCGTCCGTTTTTTCCTCGGCCAGCACGTTCTGCACGCAGTATTCGTAGGCGTCGCTGCCGAAGTAATAAAAAAGCCCATTGAGCGCCTTTTGCTCAATGCGCCGAAACCCTTCTGATTTTTTGTAATGGTACTGCGGCTGATCCACCACCGTGAATCCCGCCGCCTTCATGCCGATGAAGTATTCCCGGCAGAACTTCCGGTCATGGCCGATCTGCCGGATCTTGAATCCCTGGTTCCGCTTTTCCGCGAACCACTTGACCACGTCGCTGTGATTGTTCGTCGGCGCGTTGCACAGGTCCAGCCATCCGTCGTCCTTCCACCCGAACAGCGGGATATTGTCCTGGTCGGCTTTGATATGCGCAGCCACCACCGGAAACCATGCGTGCGGCAGCACGATGTCGATATCCTTATAAGTGCCGTACAGGCACGCCGCCGTCAGGTCGTGCAGTTTCGACAGGTCCGCGCCGCCGTACCAGTTGATGTTCAGGCGGAGGACGTGCCGGATCTTCTCGTCCAGCGTCCAGTCCGGATCGATTCCCAGCGCCTCCCCGGCTTTCCTGTCCGACCACCGGAACGTGTTCAGCTGGAAGTATGCCTTCATCTGCGCCGTGAAGATGTTCAGGCTCTTCGCCAGGAAGTCTTTCCGCTGCTGCGGATCGTCCGCGGCCTGCTGGGCATCGTTCATGATGTCCGACGGGCGGATCGTCACGCCGTACGACGGGTTCGCCTTCTGATGCTGCACCGGATCCAGGATGTCCACGTTTCCTTTTTCATCCTGTTCGGCGTGGCACAGGAACGCGAACAGGCTGTCATTATCATATTTCCCGCGGAGAACGCCCTGGGCATATTTCAGCCGCTGGGCGCAGAAGCTCATGCCGTCGTCCCCGGCGGTCGTGATCGCGATGACCAGCTTGTTGGTGTATGCCTTGGTGGCCTCCTTCAGGATGTTGTACTGCTTCGGCGTCTTGTAGGCGTGGATTTCGTCCGCGATGACGATATTGCAGTTGAAGGAATCCTGCGCGTCCGGATTGCTGGCCAGGGCGTTCAGGCTGATGGATCCGCCGGCCAGCGCCTCGTTAACGATCTTATGCTCCGCGGCGTTATCCAGGATGCGCCATCCGTCCTTGTTGGCAGTTTTCCGGTCGGCGTACAGGTGATGCTCCACGTTGTACAGCCATCCGTCGAACGTCTCCCGGGCCTGCTTCAGCGCGGCGCCGACCACGTACACCTTCGCGCCGCTCATGCGCTCCAGCACGGCCAGCCCGAAGGAAAGGCCCATGATGAAGGCCGTCTTGCCGTTCTTCCTGGGCACGAAGATCAGCGCTTCCTTCACGACCCGCTCTCGGGTGCCCGTATAGAAGAAGCAGAGCATTCCGTATACGCAGAACTTCTGCCATGGCTCCAGCAGGAACGGCGTGTTTCTGAGCGGCGTGCCGTCCATCTTCTCGCCCTGCCGGTGCACCATCGTGCCCTCGATGATCCCGATGACAAAATCAGCGTCATGCGTCCGGATGTCATACCGGCAGTTGCTGCACATCTCCCGGAACCGCCTGGCCGCCAGGATCCGGTCTTCCTCCGCAATGACCGCGCCGGTGATCAGGCCGTCCACATACGCCTCGACCTCCGCGGCATATTTGCCTTTGATCATCCTCCATCACCCAGCCGCCTGAGCGCGTCCGCAAGCACGTTGCTTTCCGGCAGATGTTCCTGGGCGTCCAGCCGCTTCACGGCCAGCGTGGTCAGCCCCAACTCCTTCATGTACGCCAGGATGTCCCGCCGCAGGCCCTCCGCCGTCGTGACCGCCGCGCTCTTCCGGGTTCCGCCGGTCTCCGTCGGGTCGAACATCGGAAACGCGCCGCTCACAATCCCGGCGTTCAGCACTTTGTACTGATCCATCAGATCCGCGCAGATTTTCACCGCGTCAGCAAATTCCGGCTTCCATGTGTTCAGCGACTTCATAGCCGCCCGGAGCCGCTTTTCCGTTGCCGTCAGTCCCATGTTTCTCTCCTTACCATGCTGCCGGCGTATCCAGTGATCCGTCTTGTGGTCAGACACAACGCCGGGCCGCGCCGGCAAAGTTCAAAAAACAGCTCCGCGTGTGTAAACAGGTCCCCCTCCGGTTGCCGCCCCCCAAATCGATGCCGGGGGACCCCCGGGGGGATACCCTCAAGAGTGCCCTCCGCCCTTCTCAGGATGTTCTTTGTTATGGCACGCAGCGCAGAGTGCCCGGCCGTTCCTGACATCATATCTAAGTTCCGGATATTCATCCGCATGCTTGATATGATGTGCCACCGTGGCCTCTGTCCTTCTTCCGTACCGTGCGCACTCCTGGCACAAGTACCCGGCTCTCCGGAGAACCTTTTCACGCCAGGCTTTATGTCTGCGACTCTGATAATCAATATCAGGCATAACCGTCACTCTCCGAAAAATAGCAGCCTCCCCACCTCAATAATGCATTTATTTGTGCATCAGCAGCCGCTCCCGCCACACGCGGGAGAGACGCGAGTGGCCCTCTCATGAAACCATGAAAAAACATAGGACCCGGCCCTGGCCCCGGATCCCACGTTACACGTATACCATAAAAGTAGTGCCCCATGTGTATCAATCTTTCTTCTCAGCTCTCTCATTCAACAGAATAAAGAATTCTTTCCTGTGTTTCCAGAATGCATTCCGGTTTGCAGATGGCATAATCAATGGGTCAATCATGATATATGCCTGCCTGTAGCATACGTTCTGAATCAATGCCCGTGCCCAGGATCCATCACCGACATCACGCGCACACTGGTCGATCAGATCCACCTTCCGCAGAAACCGCTCCCGCTTCTCTGCCAGGCGTGCGACAGGATCACTGATTCCTGTTCCGTGAGGTTGACTGTCCATCTTCAATGCCTGGATGCCGGACAGATCCGAAAGCTTCCGCTGCCAGAGTGGATACTGCCTGCACATGTGAAGAAGTTCCAGATACCTTTCTTTATCGATTCCATATTGTTCCCAGTTTGGCGTGTACTGTCTCATGCCGTGAACCTCCTGCCAACTGTCGCTCCTGCCTCAGCTGCGGCAAGTGCTGCCATAGTCTCCTCAACACTGGTAACCACTGCCGCATAACCGCCGGCTTCCGCAATTCTGTTTAATGTCGATGCCTGCAGGGCCGTCAGCCTTCCGACCAAAGGACGTTTGCATTCCAAACCAACGAACCGTCCATTCTTATCGATCACCACAATATCCGGCAGACCTGCAGGCTGGTAAGCGGATCCATGCGTCTTATAGATGAACTTATAGCCAGCATCCTTCAGCCAGGCCAGGATCTGACTCACGATAACCTTTTCGAGCGGTATCTTGTCTGCCATACCGATGCACCTTCTTTCAATACGGTCTGAATATCCTGTACCAGACACGCCGGCAGCACTACATACTCCATGAATGGGTCATCGCATCCCATGCTCAGATAAGGGCAGTTGGTACAATCTTCCTGGCATTCGTTGCCGGACAAATCAACACATTTCGCCAGGGCTGTCATTACATCCTGATAA